AGGATTTGTACCGCCCAGGCCGGTGTATTGTCAGGATTGTTGTACCCCGTGACTTGGCCATAGTTGGCCTCGGCTACTTGTTGATCGTTGCCAGGAGATCCTATCAGTAATCTTCCATTTCGATAGTTGACTGCAAAACCAAATCGATCGTTGGTAGCAGAAGTGTCGTCGTATACTTGTTGTCCAAATATCAATGCTCCTGGGTTGTTGATTGATGATGTGGCACTGGGCAACAAATCAAAAGTGTAAGCCACACCACTGTTGAATACTGGTGAGAAGAATGTGGTACTACGATCATCAAAATAAGTTTGAGCAAGGTCAAAGGTCACAGGGGCATACACATCGCCATTGGGCGCACCCACTATCAAATTTATAGCTGTGCTGTCAACATCCAGGCTTTGGCCAAAGTAAGCATAGTCGGTGGGATTAGGACTCACAATGGTTTGTGCATAGTAGTAGGTTTCAAAGCCCAGATCATCAAATGCTGTGCCTGTCACTCCGGGAAGAACTGTGAGTTTGTTGTTGGGCAATGTGGCCTGAATGTTGACCACACTCACTGTCATGCGTCCAGAAACCACAGTTATTGTTGTGCCAAAAGTGGGTGCGGCTACAAATATCAACTGTCTTGTATTGTTGTTGTAGGTATAATCAACTCCGGCGGTTTGTAACACCGTGCCCAAATAGACCACAGTGGTATAAGCTGTTGTGGCACTGTATATGGTTCCTACATCAAATATCTTGGTTACACTGTCACCCGACAAAATCAGATCTGTTGTAGCCGATGCTATCACATTGGGTATTCCAGCCGAATTAATAGCTGATATCAATCCTTGTATGGTATTGTTGGGAGCAAGAGGAACAGCAACTTGAGTGTTGTTAATTCTTATAGGATCTCCAGCGACCAGTGTAGGATTGGCCTTGGTTGTTGAAGTGACTCCGTAGACTCGACTCTGATTTACGTTGCGTTGTACCTGTCCTTCCTGTGGAAGAGTCACTGTGGCCAGTGGCTCTCCAGTGTATACACTGCAATTGTTTGAACAGATTTCTACGGCGGTACCAAATGCGCTTTCATCTTGGGCCGTGGCCGAAATAATTTTTTGTATTTGCTGGAACTCATTGGTTTCAATTTCTATAACGTCACCAATGGTCAAACTTGTTGTACTAGACAACACAACGTCTGATCCTACTATGCTAAATTGACCATTTTTAAAGTCATCTGAGTTGTTCAAGAACTGATTGTTTAAAATTACCGAGATCGGACCTTGAGGAGTTCCTGGCATGGCATAAGTCAACTGTGTGACATCTGTTACCAGGTAGCGAATCACGCTGCGATCAAATGCATAAACTGACCCAGCTTGATTCACTGCTCCAGCATCGTCTAAGGGTGAGCCAATCAAAATTTGACGGCCGTCGGTGGCAGTGGTCAGACTGGATCCAAATCCTGCATTTGCACCTAGGCCGGGCACTGTGAGAGTTTCTACATATTGCCAGTAGCTTCCGGTCGATACACTGATGATTGAGCCAAACGGAGGAATGTTTATAAAAGTCACTTCTGTGGTGCTGTCGTTAAAGGTGTAATCAATAAATGGACGTTGTAATTGTCCATCCACGGCTACAGTAAACGAATAAATGTTGGTGGCTGTGTAAAGCTCTGGGTTAAGAGCAAAGGTCGTGGCGTTGCCAATGCCAACTCCGCTATAGGTAAATGTTTCTACTCCAGTGTCAGCATCGACTGTGGTCACTGTGATTGTTAAATTGTTGGCCGGTGTAGCCCCACCAATTGCTGCTCCAAATATGACCAGGGTGTCACCAGGTGCATATCCGGATCCAGGCGAAACCAAAGTAGGAAAGTAATCTCCACGCACAGAATTCAAAGAAAACACAGCGCCAGATCCGAGCCCACTGGTGGTATTTTGTAGTATTCCAAAATAGTTGTAGTCGTCAAGCTGTGCGACCTGGCGGCGACTGATAGAGAGATTCAATCCTGCAGTCGGCGTGCTGAATAACACCACTGTTGTGGCAGTTATCAAATAGTCAATGGCATAAACAAGATCTACGTTGATACCGCTTTGCAAATTGTCCAGGCTCAATACCAATTGGTCAGGAAACACACTGTCAATTTCGATGAAATTTGAATAGTTGAAGATGTTGGTAGCGCCGTCGGTCACATAAACCACACGCTGATTTTCTATTTCAACCTTGCCGTAGGCATAGACTTTGTTGCCGGCGGCGGCACTCACATACATCCAGCGTTCATCCGGGCTGATGGTCACTGCTGAGCCAAACTCGATTGAAGAGAAATCTAAATCAGGTGCTATCAGTACCTGAGACAAAATATAATTGTTGCTGCCGGGTACCAAGTATAGGACCACTGCGTATCCAGCATAGTTGTTACTGATGCTGGCACCAGCGACTCCCCAGGTACGATTACCAAAATCTACACTGTTACCAAAACCCAAAGTGTCCACGGCATTCAATTGTAAATTTATGTTGAAACCGTAGTTGCCGTCAATGGTTCTACGATAGGTATAAACACTGCCAGCTGAATCCAAGGAACTGTCTTCAGCATCTAATCCTGGGGCTCCAACCAGAGCTGTAAAACTATCAGCGCCCTGGGCTATGGAAAACCCAAATTGATTGTTGGTTATTGGAGCTTCTGCACGCAAGCGATATAAATCTTTGAAGGGATTTTGCTTTTCTAAAACCACCCAGTGACCAGCACCATTGTCATCGACCCATACCCGTGCACCAGATACCAGACTGTTGGCATATGGCAAGGTGGCTATGTCGCTGGGCTGTGCTACTCGAGCTGTTTGCAAATAGAAAACCAGACCGTCGCCGTTGAGAGTGGTTTGATTGGTACTGATAAAATTGTAAGCAATGACTACTTGTGTGATACTGGGCACTGCTAATACACGATATACTCCATCCACTGCGTCGCTGAAATAACGAACAATTATGAGATCGCCCACAACAAGGCTGTGTGCCGAAGTAAATGTGGCCACACTGGTCTGATTGAGATTATCTGCTACTTGTGTAAGTCTGCCGGTCACACGTTCACATCTGTAAATGTTCCAATCATATGGATTGGTTTTTGCTACCCAAATCACAGTGCCAATACCTACAGAATCTAAGTTGGCAGCAATACTGGAAGGATCATCCAGGCTGAATACAGTGATGTCTGCATCATTTAAATTTACATAGCCGGCACTGGGCAAGGCAGTATCACTGATGGTTGAGTAGGTAGTAGGCAATATGTCAGTGCTGGTCAGTTTGAAACTTTCTCTCCAGACATCACTCAACAACACAGTTTGATCTGCGTCGCTGGTTTGCTGTGGATTGATAACTTGTATCACACTGGGATTTGATTGCAAGAGATCTTCATTGAGTCTGAGTTCAAAAAAGCTACGATTGGCATTGGCGCCATATGTAGATGCCAGTATGCCCCAGTTTTCATATATGTTGTATTCGCCACTTTCTTTGCCTAGGTCTGCACGAGTAAACAGTTCAGCTGAACGAATAGTTCCTTTGCTTCCTAGGAACTGTTGATAGATATTGACCTGACTAACATCGTCGAGATTCAATGCAGCCATGTACTGACGTGGGCGGAATCCAATCAAGCCATAGCTCAACAAATCGTTGTCGCGTTCCAAGTTGGCACTATAGGTATTGTAACTGTTGGCCAACTGATCGGCCTTGTTGGCTATGTTAGGTAACAGGCCTTCTTGGATCAGTGTATAATCGGACGTGACCCAATCATTGAAATCAAACAATATCTTGGGTTGTACAATGGTTTGTGCTGACCAATAAACGTTTTTGTAAAGAACAATTTCGCCCTTGGTGTATTTGCGATTGCTTTGCCATTCTTTGACATTGTTTTCGTTGAGAATAAATCCTTGTGCATCTACTTGTCCGTTCCACTCAGTGGTAGTGGCCGCTGTGATCCGCACACGATTTTGTCGCGCAGCCGTAATTGGATCGTAGATCAAATCGGCAAAAATACTCACATTGTCTAACACGACCATGTGTTCATAGTTGGTAAATCTCAGATGCAGATAACTTATGGTTTGATTTGAATCAGAAGTTATAGTAAAAGTATTCCCACTGCGATCTATCACAAGATCACGTGTGGGCAACACTTCACGATTTTGATCCAGCAGCATATTTTCTGGTGTAAGGCTTTCAATGGTGTCAACCACTGCGCCAGCTTTGACAGCTATCAATCGATTGGCCACTGGATTGAGATTGATCAAAGTTCCTGTGGCCCAACCTTGTTGACTAAAATACAAGAATTCTGTGGCCATCTGATTCCAGTTGAGTCGATATCCGTTTTCAACATCAGTAAATATCAATCCTTGACTTTCAAGATATGTGCCATAACTCAATATAAAATCCACAACCATGGTAGTGTTGGTAAACACATACCCATATGGAACCTGGACCACAATGTCGGTGTAGTTAGCTGGCACACGCACTTCGGCCCCGCCACCACTTATTGTTTGTAGTACTCCACCACTAAAGCTGGCAAAAATTTCAAAGTATGGATTGGTAGTGCTGTATCCAAACACCGCATATCCTGTGGCCACACGTTCTACAATCAGGGCACTGTACACAATGTCAGCAAATGGCTGATTCTTGTACAACAACAGATTGTAACTTTCGTCTGGCAACAACAGACTACTGTTTTGGCTGTTGGGGCTAGATTTTTCTGTGAATATTTTTAGATACTGTTTGTTGGTAAAGCTGGCCATTCTATAGCACAGCCGTACATCGATACTGGCCAGATCGTCGGTCAATTTTTCAGTGCTGTTGCGGCCCAACTGTTGATTGTAATCAACAATCCAGTTGATATAACTGGCCTTGCTGATTCCATCTTGTTGTCCTGCCAAGCGTCCATAGACTTCGATGCCGCTGATGCTGTCTTGTCCGGGAATTGGTCGCAGACTCAATCGGTAACGACCATCGTACAAGTATTGATCAAATTCTGCGCTGAAACGATAACGATCACGATCAGCAAACAGACTGAAGAATTCTGCAGGCCGTGTCAAGGCCAATAGGCGCATGACCGCAAATGGATAACTGCTGGATGTCCACCAGGAACTTTCAACCGGGCCGCCGTCGCCAACCACCCAACTCTTGCGGAATGCAGTGGGATCATATGCGCCTACTACACTGTTGATTGGAGCCAGCAACTGTCCTTCTGTGCCCACTGGTATGACCGATGTCAGGCCTGGTCTGCGGAATTTTATGATCACATAAGGTGCCACAGGGTCAGCCACTAGGCCAGCTTCAAGGTCGTCCCACAATACCAAGTTGTCGCTGGTATAAGGCGCAGGACCATATCGTTCATGCCACCACACAGGTTCTTCACTGAACCCTAGCATTTCCCAGGGTGTTAGATTGGGACTGATGGTGTCATAGTAATATCTATAGATTCCACGCCAAGCACCCAGCAACGAAGTTTCGGCGATGTTGCTGACTGTGCCGCCGCTGGTTATCTTGCTGCCGGCACTGCTGTAATTGTAAGTAAACGGGTTGTTGGCTACATAGTTCTGTGTTTTGTAATCTAGCTTGTTCCAGCCAATCCAACTTAAAAAACTTTCTCCAAGGATTGCAGTGATCTCAGTCTGCGTGTAATCTGTGGTACGAAAAGCTCCTGGAATGACATCATCAATGGTCAAGGGCACTGGATTGTCATCGGTCTTGAGATTGTTGTAAATGCGTGTTTCAAATTCTAATAAGATTTCATCTCTGATGTCGCCAAATGTCAAAGTGATGCTGCCATCATGACCTTGTATCACTGTTGTGGGATTTACGTAATTGGTGTCAACAAATATCCTTGGCAAATATTTGGGGTACAGGCCCATCTTGCTGGGAGTGTTAGGACAGAAATTTCCAGCAGTGTTTCGATATTCACGCAAGGTTACCACGTCGCCTACAACCAAAGGCACAGTGACAGACAATGTTGGTCCATCAGTTGATACAACATAATCAGTGTTGCGGCTTAATAATGTGGTTGTGCTTTGCCCAGGTTCCGTGCCAGCGCGAGTAAGATATACCAACAAGCCTTGGAAGTTAGCTGATGTAAAATCGTAAGTCTGCACAGTATCAAACACATTGGTAGTGATAGGTGTGATTGTGTACGTGGTTTCTAAAAATACTGAACCAGTGGGCAACATGTCACTCCAATAAAATGGATTGATGTCTGTGCGCCCTTGGGTAATTTCTGCAATGGCCAAATCTAAAATTTGTGCCACAGTAGCATTTCCATACTCGTTGCGAACCACTGTTTCCAGCATGAGATTTTTAAACTTGATATATTCTCTAGAATTGTATTCTATAGCAGCAAAAATATCATATTCAAGATTTCTAGCAAAGTATCCGGCCAAGGTCAATGGGCTTGACTGTTGTAGGATTTGCAAACCATAAGGCACAATATTGCCTAGGTCACGTGTGTTGTTGGCTCCGTTGATGGGGCCTTGCAATGCAATCAGGTTTTCTCCGATGGTGCCGTAATGGCTACGCACAGTGCCCAGGGTAAATGTGTTGCTGTTGGCATTGATTGGATTGTTTTCTAAATTGATAGGTACCTGATAAAATCCTTGTGCGCTGACTTGATCACTGATGGCTGTAATTTCAATAATGTCGCCGGGCACTACTCCGGTGGCCTCGGGTGTCAATATCACTGTGGTTACGTCTGCTGTGGTTGCTACTGAGTAACGAGATGGATCCTGGAAGTTGGCATTGACATACAACTGGATTGCAGGAACTGTGACAGAATCACTGACCTTGACATCCAGCTTCAATGGACGACCTTCGTAGGTGAATCTGAATTGTTGCCGAGTTATGCTGGGAGTGACGGCTGTTTGCCAACCCAGTTCTCTTACAAAAGCAACTCGATTCAAATAACGATGCACAAACCCAGAACTGATTGCTTCCGTTGTACTGACTGAATCTTTTACATATATAAAAGTATCTGTGTACAAGTTGTTGTCAAACACAATGTCACCGATGTTGGCCAAGTTAAGATATTTTAACGCAAACTCCAGCACTGGATCGTCAGGTCCAGTGCCCGGAGCATAGCTTAGTAACTTGCTACCTGTAAAAGTTGAACTGGGGTATTTGACCAAATTTCCAAGACTGATTTCTGTACTGTCAAATATGTCAAACAACGGTGCTTGATTTAAACTTTCTTTGTCTTGTCCTGGCAACCATGTCACGCCATCATAGTAAAAACTTTTTCCTTGTAAAGTTATACCACTTAAACATACCACAGTTTGATTGATTTCTACATCAGCATCAGATGCAGGTACCAAATTAATAATAGGTTGCAATATCAATGGAGCCTGTGTGTCAGGCATGATGAATTCAACTTGATATACTTTGTTTCTGACATTGGGATCAAGATCGGCTGCAAAAATAACCCGGCTTCCGTTGATAAATGGATATCCATCCACTCCATATCCCAGTGTGCCATTGACGTTGCTGAGTGCGTCAGTTGTTTGGAAATCAATGATGTTGACCGGTTGTTTACCTTGTGTTCCAAAATTAAACAAGCGTGTGCCAGCACGGAATTCCAGGATTGGTCTGCGACCACGTGCAGCATTGTCTACCACGGGTTGTATGTTGTTGAGTTCGGCTGAATAGTTGATTACATCTATATGGAACCAACGATTGCTACGACTCCAGCCATTGAGATCTGGACTGGCCCGGTTGATGGTAAGATAGTCAGGCCTTGCAGGAGCATTCAGTGTGCCATCAAAATTGCCCACATCGTAGGGCAATTGATCAAAGGAAATACTGGCACTCTGCGTGTAAGTTTCAGGTGTCACAAAATCAGTCACAGGCAACAGGCGTATGGCCGTGCCTACACCTTCCACGTAGTAACTTTGATTTTGATAGCTGACAGGATCAACGTTGCCTCGGAAAATTACTTTGAGACCATTGGTGAACACTACCCCATTGGGGCTGGTATAGGTAGGGCGATCAATTATGTCGTCAATTCTCAATGAGGAAGAGTCCAACGGATCTATCAAACGGATTTCTCCAAACAATGCTGGATCTATTCCATCTTGGTAGTACAACACATTGTTGACTGCGGTCAATAAAGGAATTTGTTCAAACAGTCCTTGGGTATTTTTGTACCACCCAGTGCTGGCATATTGTGTACCATACAGAATTGAAAACTTTTCCAGGTTGTTTACGGTCAGCACATTGGTCAATTGTATGTAATCAGTACCAGCTATATCTACATAATTGATTCTCCATACATTGTACCTTAGAGATTCAGGCACAGTGCCCCAACCGCTATCAGTGTATTGGAATACCAAGGTGCGATTGTTAAGGTCAACTATGCCGTCGATGCCAGAGATGTTTTCAATAAAAAACTGCTCAACTGTTTTGCCATTGATTTGATCATACTGTAGCGTGGTTATTAAGTCCACGCCTGGAAGCTCGGTCAAATTGTAATAAAAACTTTGTGCTGTGCTCAGAGGCACATCAAATGTGATGGTGCCAAGATCTTCACCGTTGTTGGTCACTCCTAAAACATCTCTACTGCTGATGTTTGGAGTGGCCGGCAATTTTCCATTGACACCAGGAGCAGCTTGAATCCAAAAGTTTGGACCGGTGCCGGGCGTGGCATCAACTATGTTCATGGTACCACGCATGTTGAGTTGCGTGGCGCTACTGTAATACAGCACATCGGGTGCGTCCTGGGGCACCACAAAAGTCACAGTTCCGGTGCTGGCACCATTGTTGGTCACGCCCGAATCATAGGTATTGGTGTTGCCCAGGCTGGCCAGAGTTTTGATGAAAAAAGTATACAAGCCAGTCAGTGACAAAGTAAATGTGTAGGTGTTGCCACGCACCAATGTCAAAGTAGGGTTGGGCTCATAGTTTATTAAATACGCAGAAGTACCGCTGTTCTGCACACGAAAATTTATGTCTTGTTTGTCATTCTGTGCCACTTGAAATGTGTAACTGCCTCCACGTACCAAGGTCAATGCTGGATTGGTTCCAGCCACTCCACTAAACGTGTAAGTGCTGTCTGCTCGTGTGACTACAAAATTGTCAGTGAGCAAAACCGTGGACGAAGAAACATCTACGTCAAGAGGACCACTGGGCAACCAGTAGTATTGTTGATAGTTTACAAACTTATCAAAGTCAACAAATGGATCCCAGGCATAATATTCGCTGGTGTACAGTCTGTCTGAATTGTTGGTGTAAGCGCCTTGCAATCTCAGTGCATCATTGATTCCTGGATAGGTGATTACATCATTGATATTGTCGGTGCCGGGCTCAAGGCCAACAACTCCAGGTTCCAATTGATAATCATTGCGTGTCTTGGTGGGCTCAATTACATAACGATCTTCTGGATTGACTCCGGGTCCAACACGACGTCCAACAAAGCCTTGCGTTTTTTGAAATTTTGGCTCTTGTATGAGTTGATCTAGTGTGGCTGCCAAAAACTGTCGATTGACCGGGGTTTGGAATATCTCAGGTAAAAAATCGACCGAACGTACTCGTGCCATTAGATAACTCCACTACCAGGTGCTGTACGCAAATTGGTACTGGTCAAAGCCTGTATGACTTCGACGTTGTTGACCGTGGCTGCATTGACAAAAATTTGATTGGGCGCACTGCGGATTTCATATAGATCACCAAAAAACTTTTGTTGATTCAATGGTACCACAACCACACTGCTGACAATGTCCCCGATCTGTGCATGCAGATAAGCAGCAAGTTCTGAAAAGTAGAATGTGTCGCCAAAGTTCCATTTGTCAAGACTGAAATAAGCATCCATGTTGGCCACGACCAAGTTTTTAATTTCACTCACGCTGGCAGTGCTGTTGGCAGCTCTAATGACCTTGATGGTGGCACGCAGTTCTTCTGTGGCTTTGGCACCAAACAAAGGTTTGAATTCCACACTGTTGACAATCACGTTGTCGCTGATCATCTTGTAATCTTGTAGGCCAGAATAATCAGTGGTCAGTTGATCAATGGTCGGTGGCAACGGTTCTGGCACAGTGCCTGTGGAATCTTTGATCCAATTCTGATAGGCCGTGTAGTACTGCAGGGTGACCACATACAAGTCAATGATATTGGTGCTGCCAGGATCTAGCCTTGAAGTCAACGGACTGTTGTGACGATATTGGAAATACAAACTCTGTCTGCCAACTCTGGCAATAAAATCACTGCGAAGTATCAATACACGGGTTCCATTGTTGGGATTCACTGTCAACGAATAAAATAATTGTTGTGAATACGCATAAAAAACCTGGCCATCAACATAACTTTGTTTGACCAACTCAATGTCATCCAAGGTTGCGTAGTCACTATTGACTATGCCAGGGTTGACCAGTAGATAACGTTGCAAATTATCAAAGTCTACAGTGCTTTGTAAGAATACCAGTTTGAGATTGGGTGTGACATCGGGTGCCACAATATCATTGAAAAAATCTGGGTTGTCTGGAACACCGTCACTGTCGGTGTCCTCGAAGCCTACCAGGACCTGGAAATCGTCTACAAAGCCATCGCTTTGCACAGGTTGGCCAATGATGCGCAAACGTGTGTCACCTTCCAGGGGCACGTTGCTGTCGGGCTTGCTGTTGGTTTTAAGTACGTTGACAAAGTCTCTGATGGTGGTTCCGGTTCTGCTGTCAAAAATTTGTTGATCTGTGAAAAAGAAAAATCTGGTTTCTAACACGCTGCCAAAATAATAGTCCAGACTGCGTGAAGACACTGTGTAATTTTCACCGTCAGTGATGGCTTGTATAAACCAACTTGCGTCATTGTTGATACCGGCAGTGCTTTGTGCATTGGCCAGACTGAATTCAGCATCCACGTCAAGATTGGTACTGGTGATCAAATACCAAGTGGCTGTCAAATTGTTGTAACCCAGCCCCCAATTTCTATTCAGCGTGATTTGATCTAAAATACTTTGTCTGATTGTGCTGTTTAGATCAGTCACAAACAAAGGAATCACTTGTGTGGCTATGGCACCAGTGGGTACATAATTGTTTAATGTGACTGGCCCTACTCCGTTGCTGAAATTGCCCAGACCTTGGTTGGTTCCATCTAGATACACTGCTGTGGGACTGGCCCAGATCACTAATTTTTCGTCGGCACGCACAGGAACTCCGGCTACCAATTGATTACTGGAATTGAAAAAATAACCCGGGGGTGGTACAAATTTGACCAGGCTTCCGACCACAATATAACGTTTGTTGTCAGAGGTGTAATTGCCAATGGGCTCGGGCGTGCCCAGTGAATTTTTAAAATATCCAGTGGTCTCATTGGCCAAGGTAGTGCTTTGTTGCCAACTCACATTCAATGCGATCAAGTCGGGCCTGGTATAATTGGCGTAATAAAACTGTCGAGCCCCGGCGGCTATCAAAGTGGGTTCAATCTGATTGGTAATGATACTGGAAATATCATTGTTGTTCAACCAGGTAAAATTAAAACCAGGCAAATTGTTGGCTTCGTACAAGGCACCGTCGCTGGCAAAAATATTGGTCGAGCTGTATTTTCCTGTGCCATCTACCAGATCCAAATAACGACTGGTGCCTATGCTGGCACGATTCAAGGCCTTGCTTTTTAAAATACTGTTGTAGGCTGTGAATGGAAAGTTGTTGTAATCTTCGCCATTGACCATGCGGTTTTGTGTGTAATAACGAGCTGGAGCACGCTGTTTGATTTCGTCAATGGTTTCGCGTGCCTGGGCGTTGGTCACTGGCTGGGTGATACCACAGGTAAATGTTATGGTCTCTAGTTGTCCGGTGCGGCTCACATAGCTGATAGGTATGACCACACTTTGCATTTCCTCAGGATTGATAATGTATTGCAGGCCATTTGATGCCCGCACATAGCAACGGAATAGACCCACTGGAATAGCACTGAACACTCCATCACCAAAATTCAAAGCAATCTGATCGTTGACTCTGGATGTGGTACTGAATAAATCTCTGACGTTGGGTATAAGTTGTTCTACCGCTGCTGCATAAACACTTTCCACATACTGCCACTCACGGGCCACGTTGCCCAGGTTGTCTAACTGATATAACCAACGGTCAGTGTTGTTGATTCCTTCAATGTTGATATTGACTTGGCGATTGGCTATGCGTTCTGGCAGGTTAAAATCTTGATTTTGCAAAACACCCTGTTTGAACAAAAAGAAATAACCTGTGTTGGCCGACGCAAATCCCAGTTCGTCGTTGCGGAACAAAATATTAAATCGACCATTGGGCAAGGGGCTGGGTTCATACACAAATTCTTTTCCAGCGGCTGTGGCATTGACTGCTTCAAACGGCATGTTGACTCCGTCCACGGTGGCCGTGTAAGGTACCACTGGCAGAAATCCCGGAACTAGATTCACAGTGTATTCGTCGGTCCTTACACCAAGTATGGTACTTCTTGCTCCAGGACGACCCACACGCTGGGTGTCAGTCAAGCTGGCATTGATAATGGCTGTAAACTGTTCTTGCCAATCAAAGTTTGTGGGGTCGGCCCAGTTCACTGTGACATTGGCCAGGTTAACGCCGTTGTAGTCTATGACATTTTCTGTGGTTTGCACTGAAAATATTTTGAGATATCCTTGTGAGGCTGTGTTTCTTTTGGGTGTGTAAGATACCAAGTTGGCCAATTTGACCACGCTGTCTCGGCGTTCTGCTGTGTCTAGGTAATTTTCACGTGTGTTTAGATCTGTGCGGAAGGCCAAGGCCTGGCCCATGAAGGCCATGACATCCAAGAGGGCAATAAACTCTGAGCTTTCGATGTAATCGTTGAATGTTTCTGGATAATAAAGACGCAGATAGTCCACAAAACTTTTGCGCAGAGTTTCAAAATCATAGCTTTGAAAGTCGGCTTCTCTATAGGTTTGATAGATACGTTTCCAATCTTCAACACCAAATATCGCAGTTTGTCTTGTGGTTGTAGCCATGGTTTTTCCAATTTCTATTATTTATGGACAGAATAAACTGCGTAGTTAAACATAGCTGGCTTGACGCTGAGATTGGTCAAAAAATATGGCCAAACGTTGTGCATCAGTGCTGGGCACCACTGTGATTTCCAACTGCAATAGCATGCCATTTTGTTGTGGGAACAGTTCTACGTTGCTGACAAACACACGTGGATCGCCGCCGGCCACACGCTGTATTTCTGCCAACAAGGCACGTTCTGTTTCTTGCAATTGATTTTCAAATACAAAATCCCAGATGCTGGTACCATAAGCCGGACGACCTACCAGTTCTCCCTGGCGTATGTTGAATGCATTCAAGAGATCACGTTTGATCAATTCAAAATCCACCAAGGTGAATTTTTTGTTTTGATTGATTGTGCTGAATCCAATAAAAGTAGGCATGATGTATTTACTCTATCCTGTGATGCGGTTAAACGTGGGTTGTACTTGGGCGGTCAAGTTTCTGGCCTGTGAAGTTAGATTTGTGATCTGCGAACCTATGCCTCCGATGCGTCCTTGCACGCTTTTCAATATATTTTCTGCCTGAGGAATATCTAATCCAGACCCCGGCAATGCTGGCATAAAAGAAGGAGCAGGTATCTTGGAATTTCCCAAAATACGACCAACTGCAGAATCCACAGTGGCACGATTCACAGTATTTTTAAATCCGGCAGCCAATTGCGTGCCAGAAATCAAATCGCCGCCACCACTGAAGAAATTGCCAGTGGAAAAATTCAAACTGAATTGTGCAGCCTTGCCATACACATCTTGCAAAGCCCGAGACACATTCAACTGACCCAGTTGACCCAGCGATCCCAGATTGCCAGTCAAGTTAGGAAGGTTGGTCAGACTGTTACCAATGCCTGTGATGGCCGATGAAAGTTGACCTTGAGCATTTACAAAAAGTCTACTGCTTTGAGCCCACGCAGATGTGGCCACAGAACCAAATTTACCACCATTGGCCAAGAGAGCTCCTATGTCGCCGTTGATGACATTGGTTATTTTGGCTGAGGTGCCGGTGATCAGATTTAAATTGCCGCCCAACAAACTCAGTGCCGACAATGCCTGGTTTCCAGTGGCTGTGTAGACTTGACCGGAACTGATCCTGACAGCTGACGTTGGTACCTGAGAAATCACGCCACTGGCATTCAAGGCCTGATAAGATTGTTGCATGAGCTGTGTTTGTACCTGCGTTTGTAAATTTTGATCACCCAACAAAAAATCCAAAGAATCAACTCCATTTAAGCCAGTCCATATGCCAGGGCTGTTCATAACTGAAACAAAATCATCAGGGTTTTCTAAAAATCTTGCACTGGTTCCTGGTTTGACATAACCGGCCTGTTCCAGTTGGTAGCAGTTAAATCCAAATTTGCCAATGCCTTTTTGCTGTGTGATCACGTCAAATGGCTGATCAACCAAGCTCTCTAGTTGTGCCAACAACAGTTGTGTTTGAAATGCTGTCAATGGTCCCACTGGATCTGCTCCCAAGGTGTCGCCTCTGCTGAGTACCACACTGGCTTGGTCTACAGGATTCTGTATGGGGACATTGACCAAATTAGGAATACCCGATATTACAGGTGAGTTCTGTATCACTGACAAGACCGACACTGTGTCTACTCCGGCTGTGCCGCGATCCAGTCTGCTGAGTTCAAACTTTGTTATTTGGGATGCCACACTGGTCAGCGTTTGTCCAGGTTGATAACCTACTAGACTGCCAGCAACTACCTGTTCATAGAAAACTTGATCGGCCTGCAATTGTGTAGCGCCGGCTGGGCCATTGACTCGAAAATTACTGCCAGATGGCAGAGTATATTCAAATTGGCTCATTGTCGACTGATGCTCCAATCCGTGGGCACGGTGGGAGCTCCTGGAGGAGGAGTAGGTTGACCTTGTTCAAGGCTCACACTCACAGGCACGCCTTGGTTATGGTAAGGATAAGGTTCGTGAGTGGGTGCCCGAGTCACTATGCTTTCGGTGCCAGTGGGGTCTGTTTGCCAACCTGTGCTGGAATTAAAGGTGACCTTGGGTTGTAGATATTTGGTCAAGCCCTTGACTGAATCAACAGGATAACTTGCACCACCATTGAGATTGATCTGACTGCCATTGAGATTCAAGGTGGATCCACCTTCCCAGCTGCTTTGTTTGCCTATGAGTGCCAGGGTTCCATTGCTTTTGACTCCGATCTTGGTCATGCTAAACAAGGTCAAATCTTTCTTGGTAGCCAGGCCAATTTCTTGATCTGCTTGTATGTTGGTTTTTTCCAGACTTTTGATATTGATATTTTTGCCGGCGTACATGTTAATGTCTTGATCTGCATGCAAATTTATAGTGCCTTCGGTGCGGACGTTCACACTGTTGGTGCTGAATACATCCACGGTGCCTTCTTGGCCCAGTTCGATCCAGGTCTGTCCGTTGGCATGTGTGATATAAAAACAATTGCCATCATCACTCATGGTGATCTGATGACCTTTGGCGGTGCGTATTCTTATAAGATTATCGTTGCCTTCCAGATTGCCATCGTCCATGACAAAAGTGTGGCCGCCTCTGCGACCAATAACAGCCACGTCTTGAGGCTTTTGATTATCCAACTGTTGAGTGGCGTTGTTGTCCTGCAATCCACCAGCATATATGGCACGGCCTGGAGTGCTGATACCATAACAGTTGCTGGGGCTTTCTCGCTGACTACTGCTGGCTATGGGCCCACGCACAGGATCATTGATGAGTCCTTGTTGAAACAACACAGCGGCCACGTAGCTGTGAACTGGTTTTTTCTGATCAAAGAATTTGGGATTTTCGCTGATGGCAGTGTTTTCAGGAGCATTGTTAATTTCAGTCACTGGCAACATGGAGGCTCCAGCAAAATATGTTTGCTGATTGGCATTTTGTGTTTGTGCATCGGCACTGGGCACACTGCCAATGGCTGGAATCATATGATTGATTCCTTGTTCTGGTATGCACCCTAGATAGTAGCCTTGCGAAGGATCTCCTGCTACAAAAAAACATAAAACTTGTGTGCCTAGATCGGGTGGTGTAAACCACATGCCGTAGCTTTGTTGATTGCCTGGAACAAAGGTTCCAACACCGGCACTGGTTCCAGACCTGGGTGTAGCTCCATAAAATGGAGGACAATAACTCACGGTTCTCCACAAGCTGGGATCTGTCAAATTTGGCAAGCCGTCTTTGTTGGTGGCTCCAAATTGATCAATGTAAACCTGCAAACGGCCGCTGCGTGTGTTGTCTACATTGTTGACCACGATGCCAATGTAGGGGCCCATTTCCGCAGGAGTGCCTCCGCGGTCAAATTTGTATCCCTGGGGACGGCCTCTACTGCGTTGTACGTTTTCTGCCATTATGCTTCTCTATCCATTAGTTGTGACTGACTATTTACACCGGCTGTTTGTTGGTCGGCCGACAATCCTGCAAACACATCAATGTCGCCGTCGGAGGTCGGAGGTTCTGGAGCTGGTTGTGGTTGTGGTGAATTCAAACTGATCGGCACTTCTTCATCTGTGTCCTCGCTGGGCAAATCTGCAGTCAATATATTAAGCCCGTTGACGTTGGTCCATTCGTTGTCTGGCGTGCTGGCAGGATTGTCTGTGCTTCTTGTAGCATTGGGCAGAGCATTTGTAGCCGTTGCGGTTGGCCGCCCTAGTTCTTGTCGTTCTTTGAATGTTTGATCTGGCAAGTAGGTCAATAAAGTTCCTTTAAGAGTTTGCACAAATTTGCCTTTGTTGAACTCACTCACACATTCAGCAGCCCGATACACATAGCTTTGCCGTGTGGCACCGGGACGTTGTTGATTTTCAAACACAGTGGTACGGGTGTTAGGATCAATAATTCCAGTGTCCAGATCATAGTCAGCTGGAGTATTGATCAAGATTTCAAACATGATCTGCCGAGATTCAAAATTGATTGTGCCGTCGGGCAAAAATGCATTGAATGAAAAACCGGCTCTGCTAGGAGTAGCAAATGCTTCGCCCTGTTGCAACCATGCAGGATCACCAACAATTTGCAAAGTGGCATTGGCCAAGTCTCCTGGGTTGTACAAATAGTCAGCAGCATTTGCTCCAATTTCGTTGACACGGCCGGCCGCTCCTTGGCTGCTTTCACCGCTGCGAGGTTGGAAGTTGGCTTTGATGGCCTCATTGATCACGGTGCCGCCACTGCTTGAGCCGCCACTGAGCACCGAGGTGTACAGGGCATTGTATGTTTGTTCATAGCTGAGCACCTGGGTGTTTTCTCCAGTGAACCAATAGTTGTACTGTTTGTGTACTCCGTTGTATCTGGGCACTTGAAAATAGTTGCTGATTAGGTCGCTGAGTTGGTAAAGACTGATGGTGTATTTGATGTCATAGGCATAGTCATTTCTTTTAGGGTCATACTTGCCTGGCTTGGGCGTGGCTTGCAGACTGATTTTATACCAGGCCACATTTTTTCCCTGGGGACCATTGGGTTCTTGTTTGCCAGAAATTTCATTGATGCGAACCAGGGCTTGATCTGTAACAAAGGTGCTGTTTCTAAGCACCTGATCAATAAATTGCACAATCTGCATGCCTGCTGTGACACTGATAACACGACTGGTAGGATCATAACTTTGTTTGTCAGGATTTTTCTGATCAGCGGCGGTGCCTCTGACTGGCATGCTTCCACGATTCTTGTCGGGATTTTTAACCTGTATACTGGCCTGCTCCAGACTGGAATTTATGAATTCTACACTGTAAGTATCAGGATAAGTGTAGGTTCCGTCTTTGACCAGATCTTCTTGATACTGATTGAGTGCTGTCATCAGTCCCTGTCGTATGGTCAATTTGGGATTGGGTGCAGTTGCTGCGTTGGGTGGTGGTGGTGGCAAGTTGTCTGGTTCGGGTTCATCACCTTCAGCAAATACACCATTGGATCGGGCACGTTGATTCAACTCATCATTGGTAAAACCTCCAGTGGTTGTTCCTCTGGTTGGAGCGATCACGGTGGGGCCAGTCAGTGCGTCCTTGACTGTGATTCCACCAATTTCTACATTGTAGGGTATGGTGCCTCGATTGCTACCTATGGCCACTTGATAGCTAGGGCTGGCAGCCTTGATCTCGTATTCCACTAACTTGTTGGCCACTTTAAAATTGATTTCGCTGATGGCCAGCGGATAAAATTTTTCAACAAAGGCACTGCCTTGGGTGCTGTCTTCGGGCTGTGCCACACCCCCACGCATCAGGTTACCTTGGTCGTCGTACCCGTAAAATCTTAGGACCAGCAAATATATGGCTGCAGTAAAATTGGTTTTTTTCTTTTGTGGTGTGCCCAGGTATGCCTGCACTGCCTTGTCAAGATTGGGTATGAGCGTGATGCCGTTGGGTTCAATCACGGTCATTAATATTTCATTTGCATTGTGTGAAGCATTGGTACCTTTGCCAGTGATCACTGATTTGATTTGTATTTTGTCTATGTAATAGTCATTGCTGAAATAGGTGTTTCTTCCAGCGATAGGAGCGCCTCCACTTTGAAACAGTAATTGATTGGCTGGGATTACTTTTCTTTTTTGATTGATAAGATTCCTGTATTCCACAGGATTCATTAGATACACAGATGCAGTATAAGTGTAGCTGGCGTACTGATCCAACACATTTGGTTGGGGTATGATCCTGTCTTGATTGAACACATTGTCAATTTCTACTCGAGTAGAATTTTTTGTAGGTGCGCCACTGTCTTCACTTCTGGCTCCTACTCCTGGTTCTGGGTTTGAAGTTGGCGGCAAAGGATTTACTTCGTCTACGCTGTTTAACAGAATTGGCGGAGTGGCCTGTGTTTCTTCAGTGGTTCTTATGCGTCCGTCGGTACCAAATTCAATTTCGTCTTCGGGCAGGACATTGAGTCCTGTGCTGCTTTGTACAAATCCATCGTCGTCGACTGTGGCCGGAGGAGGATTTTGTACCGCGGCATTGTCTGACCTGGCACGTTGTTCTTCGGCAACCACTTGCCCAGAGCTAACAGGTGCTGCGGACTGAGCTGCTTGTAGCTCGGCATTGGCAGTTGCCAGACTTTGATTGAGTTCGCCAATGTAGGCATTAAGTTCTGCTACTCGTTGGGTATCGCCTTCTGCTCGGGCCTGGGCCAATTGTTGGTTGGCCACAGAAATTGAAGTTTGGATGCTACGAATTTGACTTTCAATCAGTGCAACATTTGACATGTTAGAATCCCAACACAGTTCTTAATGTGGTAATCTTGGGCAGGTATATCACTGTTTCAGCTACAAAATCCAACGGAGGCTTGGTCAGGGTGTTGGGATTGCGTTGATAAAACACCCACCAAAGAGTTGGGGTGTCATACAAGTCAAAACTCAGTAGGTCTGGACGATATTGATAAGTCTGATTGATCTTGAACAAACGATCATCGGGTTGCTTGGGTATGGCGCGATTGACCATGACATCCAAGAAAAATTGACTATATCCGGTTTGAAAATAAGGACTGGTTGATGTGTAGGCGGCCATTACCAAAATCCTCCTTTGATCAAGTTACCATTGGCAAATTCTTTGACGCTGAATTGTTTGCTGACCTGTTGACGACTCTGTGTTGGCAACATGGTCACTGAGATTTCCATCTTGGTAGGCACGTAGGTGGGACGATTTAGCCCCAGAGTGGGTGGCGCTGGTGTGTTGGGTATGGCTCCCTTGGTCAAGAAAGCCGCGGCCAATCTGTTTAGGCTGCCAAACACACCATTGGTGGCCACGCTTTGGCGATCTCTATTGGTGGTCAGATTGGTTCCTATGTTGCCTGGGCTGCCAGAACGAATGTAATCCACATCCGATGGCAAGGTATATGTAAAATTTTGTATCAGGCATGGATGTTCGTTGAACTGATATTCGCCCAGTCCTGTGAAATATACCAAGGGGGGTGGTGCGCCACGCTCGGCATCTTGCCCGTAGAACATCTTGGTAGCACTTCTAAAAAAGTGTATGACTGCCAGGAGATAATTGGCTTCAGCAGTGTCCTGGGCGGTAAACATGCCGGTAACAGTTATTGGTTCAATACTGCTGCTTTGATAAAAGTATCCCTTGTAGTTGCTGTGCGTGAGGTCATAGGGCGCATAGTTGGCCTTGTAGGCTGTGCTGATGGTAGGAGTGTACGGAAATAGCACACCATCTGTGACCGTGAGTGGTTGTAGTATGCCTGGTTGTGGTGCATTGTACAGGTACTTGCTTTGCGGAGCCAACCTGATACGCACACGCCAGTCGCCGTTGTTGACCTGTCGTCTTTGACTGGCAATGGTTTGTTGTTGTCGGGCACGCTGGCGTGCATTGAATTCAGCTGACGCCTGCTCCTGAGCCACAGTGACCTCTTCGGGATTCAGCACACGATCGCCGTCGGCACCAAACTCTGTAAGATAACCGTCAACTTCTCCTGCAGGTTGATCTTCTGGCAATATGTTAAGTCCTGTGCTGCTTTCGGTGAATCCAAATTCGTCAACAGTTAGAGTTTCCCCGGAATTGAGATCTACTAATTGGTTGTCTGCTTCCTCCGCTGGTATGTCTTCGGGCAGAACATTGAGTCCTGTAGCAGGATCTTCAACAAATCCTGCTTCGTCGGCCACACCTAGATTCTGACCAGTGTTGAGTAATACCAGATCTTCCTCGCCGGCCGCAGTTGGCACATCTTCAGCCAACACATTGAGTCCGTCTTGTTCTACGAATACCGGCTCGTCGGTTGCTGGAAATTCTGGATCAGCGCCTGGCGGTACACTTACCAATGCAGAATACGGCTGTGATGTTTCTGGCAAAGGCTGATCAGGACTGGTATTGGTGGTGTTGGGTACAAGAAATTGTTGTGGTACCTGACCCTGGATTGTTGCTAAAGTTTCTTCGTTGAAGGCATTTGCCCGTCTCTGATTTTCAACATTTTGTTGTAATTCAGCCAACACAGCAGGAGATGCTCCTGTTGCTCGAGCCTGGGCCAGAGCTTGTTCACGATCCTGCAATGACCCTCTGCCGTTTTCTACTGTTACTCTTGCGTTGTCAATTTCTGCTTGATTAGGTGTCACATTTACTAAATTGCCGCCGGCCGGCGCCACCGGCAATGAACCAATGGGGTTGGCCTTGTTGTAGGCATCAATCTCCTCCTTGGTTACAAAACGTGTTACACCGTTTTCAATAATGTATGGCATGTGCTTTTCCTGTGTAGTATTTACCCAAAAAATAATCGGCTAACATAATGATCCGGTTGACAACCTGGGTTTTTGTGCTACAATAAATAATCAATTAGGAGATCTTCCAGTGGCAAACACTACCGCTACACCAGCAATACCAAAAACAGCACCCCGTGTGAATTACCTAAACAACCGCGACATACTCAAAGAAATACACCTAAGCAAGAATACCTACTGTAGCTATCTCGATCCTGTGCTGGATCACCAGTACGATATCATACTGCCCACGTTGTTAAAAATCAATCAACGCACCATTGCCGAAGCAAGAAGAAATCGCGCAGATCGTTTAAAACGTGAAGGCACCATTGTAGATCCTAAAAAAATACCCAACACTGATCTAGTGTTTAGAATCACATGTTGGGAACACATACCCATGGCTCCAAAAAAAGTGTCCAAGGCGCAGGCCAAGAAGAAAAAAATTGAAGACATTTTTGAATTGGATCTATTAGAAGAAGAAGACCCCCTGGCAGACCTGTTGGAAGTTCCTGTGTTGGACGAAAAACATGTAAGGCTGAACTTTCCTCCATTCTATCACTATCGCCTGGACCAAAACAAACAACCATACCAGGTGGGCAAAAGTCACTGGCGTGGTGACTTTGAGCATGGCGAATTCAGCAAGGATCACGGAACCATGACTCGTAAGTTGGCCACCATGTTCATGAAATTATGTGAACGCTATGCCACACGTAGCAACTGGCGTGGCTATACTTACAATGAAGAAATGCGTGGACAGGCCTTGTTGCAACTCAGTCAGATCGGTTTACAGTTTGATGAAAGCAAGAGTCAAAATCCTTTTGCCTATTACACTGCTGCCATTACCAACAGTTTTACACGGATCTTGAATCTAGAAAAGAAAAATCAAAACATCCGTGACGACATGTTGGAAATGAACGGACTCAATCCCAGCTGGACTCGTCAAAATGCTGGCAAGAAAAATCCCAATCTAGGTATGGTGGTCACAAACATTGACACAGCCGAGTACAACAACGAAAATTAACCAAAGAACTTGCAAAGTCAAACTCCATAGTGTATACTGTGATCTATGAGTCTATTTAAAAAAGTTGCAGTCTGCACTGATATCCACTTTGGTCTGAAATCAAACAGCCTGGTACACAATCAAGACTGTAGTAATTTTGTTGAATGGTTTATAAAAACTGCCAAGGAAAACGGTTGTGAAACCGGCATGTTCTTGGGTGACTGGAGTCACCAACGTGCGGCCTTGAACATGCAGACCTTGCAGTACAGCCTGCGTAGTCTGGAAAAGTTAAGTGCCGCATTTGATCGCTTTTATTTTATTCCAGGCAATCACGACTTGTACTATCGTGACAAGCGTGATATCTATAGTACCGAATGGGCACGTCACATACCCAACATACAAATTGTCAACGATTGGTTCCAGGACGGTGATGTTGTGATTGCACCCTGGCTGGTCGGAGATGATCACAAGCGTATTCCAAAACTCAAGGGTCAGTACATGTTTGGACACTTTGAACTGCCGCATTTCAAAATGAACGCCATGGTAGAAATGCCCGATCATGGAGAGATACAGGTTGATCACTTTGGAAACTTTGAACGTGTGTTTAGTGGACACTTCCACTTGAGACAGCAAAAGAAAAATATACACTACATCGGCAACTGTTTTCCACACAACTATGCCGATGCAGGCGATACTGCACGTGGCATGATGACCCTGACCTGGGGACAAGAGCCGGTGTTCCATGCCTGGCCAGCCCAGCCCTTGTACAAGGTGCTAAAATTGAGTCAGGTCATAGATCATGCTCCAGACTTGTTGGCTAAAAACATGCATGTGCGTGTGGAACTGGACATTGACATCAGCTATGAAGAAGCCAACTTTATCAAAGATACCTTTGTTCGAGACTACAGTCTAAGAGAAATGGCTTTGATTCCTGTGAAAAACAACACCGTAGACACTGACATGGCACCAGGAGAAATCAAGTTTGAAAGTGTGGATCAAATTGTAACTGATCAGATCACCAACATTGAAAGTGAATTTTACGATCCCAAGCTGTTGTTGAAAATTTATCAAAATCTATGAGTCAAGGAATCTATTATAAAAACAATACCTATGACGAACTACGAGCCGTGGTGCTGGGCAACTATTACACACCAGAATATTTCAAATTTATTACCAATGCCAGCATACGCGAACCTCTCATGCGTATCGCAGAAGAAATCAACCAAGACCTAGCGGCCTTTGAACGAATACTGATCCAACACGGTTCTCAAGTCGTAAGGCCCCGATTGCCCACAGTGGATCAGTTTGTAGAACATCATGAACTGACTCAACAATTTTTAATACCTCCGGTAAATCCACGAGATTGTCACAGCGTGATTGGTGACACCATGTACAAAGTGAGTCCTCTCGACCAAAACAACCAATTGGTAAACGATTGTGTGACCAACTACAACTCAACTCATCTAGTAGATCTATCTACCATCAACAAAGAATTTTATTACAACAGCATGACACAGGTACAGGATTGTTACAATCCTCAACAGGATACCTGGTACTGTCGCAACAAATATGCCGAACTAGCTGGGCCCGACTGGCCCAGATTTGAGGACTATGTGCAAGGCGCTAGATCTAGTCATCCTTTTATACAACAAGAACTAGATCAGTTTGCTTGGGACTTGTGTTACGAAACCAAAGAAGTACACTGGCTAGAAGGCCCAAATATCATGCTGGTCAACGATCACATTGTGGTTGATTGTATCGAATACTGTGATTATGCTGGATGGGTTCGCGAACACATGAGCATTGGGGCACGCACTGTTAGCCAAATAAACACCAAGGCTGGTCACACTGACGGTTGTTTTGTGATCCTGGGTCAACAGACCATACTGGGTATTGATCCTTTGATCGATTATGCACAACACTTTCCTGGCTATCGTGTGATCAGAGTTCCTGCAGAAAGTTATCAAAATCATCTAGATGATTTTTTGATCATGAAACGTCGTGTGGAGGGACGTTGGTGGGTACCAGGCGAAGAACTCAATGAGGAATTTACAAATTTTGTGGAATTGTACCTGCGTGATTGGACCGGGCATGTGCATGAAACCGTGTTTGATGTCAATGTATTAGCACTGAATCCTGAAACCGTTTGTGTAAGTAATCACGATCCAGATATTTTTCGTCAACTAAAGCAAAGAGGCATAGATCCAGTGATTGTGCCCTGGCGACACAGGTTCTTTGTGGATTGTGGTCTACACTGTCTGACTCTAGACCTGCACCGCGGTAATATGTTATAATCAAAGTCATGATCCAAATAAAAAAATTAACCGTTAAAAACTTTATGAGTGTGGGCAACAGCACACAAGGCATTGATTTTGATCGACGAGATCTGACCTTGGTTCTAGGAGAAAACTTAGACCTGGGTGGCGATGGCAGTCGCAATGGCACCGGCAAGACCACAATTATCAATGCCCTCAGCTATGCCTTGTATGGGCAGGCCTTGAGCAATATTCGCAAAGACAACTTGGTAAACAAGACCAACGGCAAGAGCATGATGGTCGGGTTGGACTTTGTGGTCAATGGTGCCGAATACCGCATCGAACGTGGGCGCAAACCCAATGTGTTGAAGTTTTACGTCAACAACAAAGAACAAGAAATCACCGATGATGCCCAAGGTGATAGTAGAGAA